TCGCCGCGCAGTTCATCGAGGAGAAGGACTACCCGGAGAGGTTGCGGAATTTTATCAATGGTTGGTTAGGCGAGCCGTGGCGTGATACGCGGGTTGAGGTCGCCGGACAAGAATTACTTGCGCAGACGGACGAGTACAGGTTAGGGGAAGTTCCTGCCGCCGCATCGTTTTTGACCGCTGCCGTGGACATACAGCTCGACCACATGTGGTGGCAAGTAATGGCATGGGGCGCGGGAGGTACGTCATGGGTTGTCGACTTCGGACGCGCTGAAAACTGGTTTGAACTTGAGGAAATCATCGTCCGCAGACAATACTACACCCTCGCGGGAGAGTACAAGATAATCCGCTTGGCGCTGGTCGACTCCGGCTACCGGACGGATGAGGTTTACGAGTGGACGACCAGGAATCAGGAGGTCGCAAGGCCGGTCAAAGGTGCGTCTTCCTCCCTCGGAGGCCGGTTCTACTCGCTTTCAAGTTTGGACAAAGATGGTTGGGGAGGGCTAAAACTCGTGGTCGCGGATACGGACTACTGGAAAGACTACGTATTCGGACGCCTTCGCAAGCAGCCGCGCACGCCGGGAGCTATGCACGTTCCTCTTGATTGCCCGGACTTCTGGGCGGCGCACATGACGGCGGAGCAGAAGATCGTGGAGCGGGACCGGCGTACAGGCCGGGAGAAAGAGGTCTGGGTAAAAATCTCACAGCACGCGCCTAACCATCTGCTCGACTGCTCTGTATACAACGCTCTCGCGGCTGAAATATGCGGTGTGCGGTATCTCCACGAAGATGAGCCTCCGGTCAAGCCGGAAAAGAAAGAGCCTCAATCAACAGGATGGGTACAGCCTCGAAAGGGCTGGCTTCAACGCTAATACCCGCGCCGGGCAAATCGCTACCTTGACGCCGGGTGAAACGAAGACCGCTCCCCAGAGGCGGTCTTTTTTTATATCCGAAGGGAGGCGTTCACCGATGCGGCTGATGTTGGGCGATTGTCTGGAGCGAATGAAAGAGATTGACGACGGCTCGGTGGACGCTGTTATTGCCGACACTCCGTATGGCACGACTGCTTGTAAATGGGATTCAGTCATACCGCTTGAGCCGATGTGGAAGCAGTTGAAGCGGGTGATTAAGCAGAACGGAGCGATTGTGTTGTTCGGGAGTCAGCCGTTTACGAGCGTGCTGGTGATGAGTAACTTGAAGTGGTTTAAGTATTGTTGGGTGTGGGATAAGAATAGGCCTTCCGGATTTCAGATAGCGAAACATCGCCCCATGATGCGACATGAGGATATTATTGTTTTTGGTGACAGAAACATCAGATACAACAGGCAAATGGAAAAAAGGGGAAAGCCTGTCAAGGGAAGGGTTTGTAGTTCAAGTTTATCCTCTCCATTGAAGTATAACGATGGAATTGTTCGGGTTTACGATGAGAAAAACCCACAATCCATACTCCTTTTTAACAAGGGTAGCGACGGGAAATATATCCACCCAACCCAAAAGCCCGTTGCTCTTATGGAGTACCTTATCCGCACGTACACGAACGAGGGCGAAACGGTGCTTGACTTCACGATGGGGTCCGGCACGACCGGCGTTGCGTGCGTGAAAACGAAACGGGACTTCATCGGGATAGAACTTGACGATGGCTATTTCAAGATAGCGGAACAGCGAATCATGGAAACGGAGCCGCCTATTTTTTGAGGCGGTCTTTTTTTATGCCTACTCCATGAGCCGCAAGCCTCTTTGTGACTCGTGAAATCCGTTTTGATACGCACAAAGAAAGGAGGTGAAGGCCATCACACTACAAGAGGAATTGACGCTGTACGAGGACGCTCTACGCGCCGTTTTGCAGGCGCAGGAGTACCGGATAGGCGGGCGGCTGGTGCGGCGTGCGGATTTACCGGCAATTCAGAGCCGTATCGACTACCTACGCGGGCAGATTGCAAACGAGAGCTATGGAACAACGGCATTTGCCCGGTGGCCATCGAGATGATCGGATGGAACCTCGGACCAAAAAGAAATTACGACGGCGCGAAGCTGGACCGGTTAGGCGACGGCTGGCGTCCAGTCGGCGGGCGAACGGCGGAAGAGATTGACAAACCTTCAAGATTCCGGCTTCTGGAGCGGGCGCGGGACTTGGAGCGGAACTCCGACATCGTAGAAAGCGCCATCGGCGCAATCTCCCGGAACGCCATCGGCGCAAACGGCATTATCCCGCAGGCGCACGTGCTCAAGGCGAACGGCGACGAGGACGAGCGGCGAAACGACGCGATAGAGGCGTTATGGCGGGAGTGGTGCAGACATGAGTATTGCGATGTTGCCGGGGCGCAGACGTTCGCTGAATTGCAGTCGCTTGTATTGCGGCGGCGCATCGTAGACGGCGAGGTGTTTGTCCGCAAAATCTACGTCAAAGGACGATTCCCGCTCCGGCTCCAGGTGCTCGAACCTGACCAACTGGACAAAAGTAAGATCGAGCATCAGGGGCGAAAGGTTTACGAGGGCATCGAGGTTGACGAATACCTTAGACCGGTCGCGTATTGGTTTTTACCCGACCCGCTGAAAGACCCTATCCGCGTGCCTGCGGATGAGGTTATCCACCTATGGCACCGCAAGCGACCTACTCAGGTACACGGCGTTTCAGAGTTGGCAATCGTCATGCAGCGAATTAAGGACACGAAGGAATTTATCGACGCTGAACTTGTAGCCGCTCGAATCGCTGCTTGCTTTGCGCTGTTCGTCCGCACTCCGAACCCGGGAGGATTCACCGGGCGCATGGACAAAAACAGCGCGAGTCAACCGCTGCAATCCATCGAGCCGGGCATGATTCAGTACCTGGGAATGGGCGAGGACGTGGTAGAGGCGAAGCCGAATCATCCGTCGACTACGGCGCGGGACTTCGTATCCCTTCAGCAACGCCTTTCCGGGGCCGGCCTGGGGATGTCTTACGAATCCCTCTCCCGCGATCTATCGCAAGTCAGCTATTCGAGCGTGAGACAAGGGCATCTTGAGGACCGGAAGAACTATGAAATCTTCCAAAGGTATCTGGTGGAACATTTCTGCCGTCCGGTCTGGGAGGCGTTCGTTGAATCGGTCGCGCTCTCCGGGGCGCTTAAAATACCGGATTTCTACGGCAGGCGCGAGCGATACGTCTCCGCACGCTGGATTACTCCGGGCTGGCAGTGGGTGGATCCGTTGAAAGAGGTCAACGCCGCGACGCAGAGCCTTCTGATAGGCGCTTCGACGCTTGAGGAGATATGCGGCGGCAAAGGTGCGGACTGGCAGGAGGTTTTGCGGCAGAGGGCGCGGGAACAGAAGTATGCCGCCGACCTCGGATTGACTCTCGGCGGTTCGCCGCCTGAACCGACGCCGGAGGAGAAGGAGGAATGAAATGAATAGCAAGGATTTGAAAAAACCACCCGAAGAACGGCGACGCGAGGCGCTGTTTAGAGAACTGAGCATTGAAAGCTACATCGACGCCGAAGCGCGGACGGTGGAGCTTTCGTTTTCCAGCGATACGCCTTATCTCCGCTTCGATTGGTGGGAGAACCGCTATTACGAAGAGATTTTGTCTCACGAGCCGGGAGCGGTCGATCTGGAAAGGCTCTCTCAAATAGGGGTTGTTCTCGTGAATCACGACAGCAGCAAGCTTCCCGTCGGAGCGGTCGAAAGGGCTTGGCTCGACGGGCACAAGGGGCGGGCTCTGGTGCGATTCGACGACGACGAAGAAAGTGAGGCTGTGTTCCAGAAAGTTCGCAAGAACATCATGCGCGGCGTGTCCGTCGGGTACGTCGTGAATGAGTGGCAAATTACGGAGCCTACCGACGGGCGACTTGCGGTAGAGGTCGCCACTAAGTGGGAGCCGCTCGAAATCTCCATAGTCTCCGTCCCGGCTGACGCAAGCGTCGGCGTGGGGCGGTCTTTTTTTGAGCAGGAAGAAAACACCGAAGGGGGTACACCGATGGAAATGGAAGTGAAAAAAGAGGTAGTGCAGGAGGCTCCCGATATGGAGCTTACGCGGAACGAGGGAGCGCGTGCGGAGCGCGAGCGCGTGCGGGAGATTATGGCGATATGCCGTAAACATGACATTGACTCCGGGCCGCATATTGAGAGCGGCGCGACCGTAGATCAGGTGCGGGCGTCCATTTTGGAAGAGCTTGCCGCACGTCCGAAGGTCGCAACGGCGAATGTCGAGGTCGACGAGACCGACAAGTTCCGTGCGGGCGCTCTGGAAGGAACCGCTTTCCGGGCTGGGCTTAAAGAAGGGAAAGTAAATGAGTTCAGTGGCATGAACTTGTCTATGCTGGCTGACCGTTGCCTTGCCCGTATCAACGACAATCGGCGCGGAAATTCGATGGAGTGGCTTGGGCGTGCCTTTATGAGCACTTCCGACTTCCCGTATATCTGCGGCGAAATCGCGAACAAGTCCGTCCTTGAAGGCTGGAACGAAGCGCCGGAGACGTGGCGCGAGTGGTGCGGCGTTGGTTCCGCGCCCGACTTCCGTACCATGACCATGATAGGTCTGGGCGCGTTTGGCAATCTCCCGGCACTGGTCGAGGGAGAGGAGTACAAATACACCGACCGTATCGAGGAAGCGCAGACCGTCAAGATCGGTACTTTTGGTCAGATGTTCGCGCTTACCCGTCAGGCGATCATCAATGATGACCTCGGACGCTTTACGGACACCATGCGCGAGCTTGGAGCCGCCGCACGCCGTACCATTGCCGCGCTGCCTTACGAGGTGCTCACTGCGAACGCCGCGCTTGCTGATACCGTAACGCTATTCCATACGGCGACGCACAAAAACACTGGTACAGGCGGGGCAATTTCCATCGACACGCTGAACGAGGCAGAGCTGAAAATGGCTCAACATAAGGACGCTGGGAGCAAAAAGCGCCTCGGAATTTCTCCGAAGTTCCTTCTTGCGCCTATGGCTCTCAAAGGCCATGTCCGGCAGTTCTTCGCTACTCAGCTCATCGGTGGCGTGGAAAATCAGCCGAATCTCTACAATCCATGGTT